ATATCCCGAAGCGTGGCGACCAGGTTGTCGACAAGAACTGCCGTGTCGATCATTGCTGCTTGCCCAAACTACGTTCCACGGCGAGGCGCGGCGCCAACCCGGTGATTACCTTCCGCGCCAGCGTGACCACTTCATAACGGTTCTTCGGAGAGAACACTGCCCAAGGCTCAATCTTGTTGTTGATCCAGGCCTTGATGCGGTCCTTCCGCGTGCTGTTGGAAGCCACGGCTTTGTTCTCATTCACAGTCCGAACCATGAAATTCCGCAACATATCCCCAGTGAGCATTAGATTCCGGCGATTGCCTTTGCCCATCCGGGTTTTCCGGATGGCGTAGTAGCGGGAGAGTGGCTTCGCGGGACTGTCGCTCCCCGACTGCGCCCGCGCCAACCGGTTCTTAACGGACGCCAAGCCAACGTTGCCGATCTTGAACATCTCCTGCTGGCGCACGTTGAGCCGGTCGAGCCGGACTTCCTTCTTTACGAACACCCGCACGCTGGCCATATTGCTCAAGCCTTTCGGATTCGCAGTACAGCCGCCCCACTTGCGTCGGCCTCGATGTCGTAGACCGTGTAGGCGACTCCCGGAATCAAAACCTGATCGCCGCGCGCCGGAGGCCGCGAGAGATCCGCCAGACGGATAAAGAGCACCCCGTAGACACCCGGCGAACTCTCTTCCGCTTCCCGCGTCGGCTGGAACACCGACTGGATCACGAACGGCTCGCCGCCTTCGGGAATGTATGTCACCTCCCCGCCGAACGCGCTCAGCGCGGCGGCGTTCAGCCCGTCCAGCAGGGAGGCCCAATCCGCCATGACTAAGCCTTGGTACCCTTGACCAGCACTTCGGGCCGGAGGCAGATCGGCAGCGGGTTCTGCTGGGTGTGCAGATCGGTGCCGCGCCCGAACTTCCGCGGCTCCTGCTTGGCGTAGAGCGGCAAGCCGAGCGTGTTCGCCGTTTCGTTGAAATCGGCCGGCGCGTAATACGTCCGGAAAGTGTTCGCCGTACCGATGGGGAAGAAGTGCGCCTCATCATCCGCGATGAACTTCCGCACGGTCCCGGCAGCATCGGTTGCCTGGCCCCGGTATTCTTCGAAGGTGATGCCGCCGAAAGTGAACCCGGTTCGGTAGTCGTTGCCGAGCTGCTGGTTGCGCTGGAAGTACATGAACGCTTCCTTCACCAACTTATGCGTGGTGAAGGCGTCGTAAAAGCCCGAGGAGCACAGGCACAGGATGCCGGTCATGTATTCGCCCTTAAGGTTGTCCTCAATGTGGCGCTTCACTTCGAGCACCTTGAGCAGCACCTCCGTCGCGGCGTTGCCGAGCGCGAAGCTCACCGTCTTGGCCGCAATGCCGAACTCGTCATAGAGGTTGTAGAGCGTGGAGCCGTCCGCGTCCAAGATCACGCCCTTGAGCGCGCCCATGCGCAAGTACTCGAGGGTGATGGCATGCTTGTTGCGCATATTCTGGAGCTTGAGCGCCATCAGATTTGCCAACGCGTCGGTCTCAGTTTCGGAGCCGAAGGCGCGGATGCCCTGGACCTCCTCGGGCAGCACGGCGTCGTCGTGCGGAATGTGCGGAATCACGAAGGAGCGCACTTTGCGCTTTCCGCGCGTCCCCTGCGTTCCCGGCGCGCCCACCGGCTGAGTCGGCAGCAGGTTCAGCACGCCGCTCATCTCTTCGACGATGATGGTGCGGGTGCGGACGCCCTGCGGCGTCATCAGGTCCAACTGCTCCAGCCGCCCGTAGGTGTTCGGGATCTTGTTGATAGCGGCGGTCAGCGCCGCCATGTTGAAAGCGTCGGTAGCGAAAGGATTCAGGATCATGTTCTAGGCTCCCTGGCGGACGAGGATGCCCGCCGACTTGAGTTGCGCGATGGCGGCGTTCTTCTGGTTGTCGGTCGCGCCCGCCGGCCAGGTAATACCGTTGTTCGATATGATCGCGTTCCGGACAATGGCCACGCCCGACCGGTCAGCGCCGTCCGGGGCGGTGGTGTCGAGCAGCAGGAGACCGCAAGCCAGGTTGCTGCCGTCCGTCGCCGCGAAGTCGATCTGCTTTACCTTGCCCGATCCGGCCGAGACGGTGATCGTGAAGCCATCCCCGGCAACGAAATCCGCGGCGCCGTCGGCAATCGTGAACGTGAGGTGAGTCGTGAACTCAACGCCCACAGTAGCCACGCCGATCAGAATGCCGTCCGGATCCTCGACGGCAAATTTGCCGATGTCCGCGGCAGGCTCGATGCAGACCAACCGGTAGATGCCGGGCTTGGCGGCCTGGCCCACGGTGGGCGCGGCGGTAATAACGCCATTGCCGGTGTTACCGGCAGCGGCGGCGCTCGCGGCCACTCCCTTAGTGATCCGGCCCAAAACCATGCCGGTGAGCAGTTCGCGGTCTGCGCCGCTCCCGGCGAGTACGGTCACGATATCGCGGCTGTACTGGTTATCGGCTTCGTACTTGAGCCAATCGCCCAGGTAATTGCGTTCCGTTTGAACGGGCATTTTAGTTCACTCCCTTTCCGGCCAACTTCTCAACAGCCTTCACGACGGGGTTGTCGGCCAGCGACGCTTTGGCTTCGGTCCCGGCGCCCGGCTCCACGTGGGACCGGATCTCCAGCGCGTCCTCGGCGACGCGCGCTTCCATAAGCTGCTGCCGCGCGGCGGCGGGCGCGGTTCCCTGCGCGAGCATCGTGGCGGCGCGCTCCGGCATTCCAGCCAGCGCACAAAGTTCTACAACTTCCCGCGCTTCCGCGTAGCCCTGCAGGCGCGCCTCGGCGCGGGCCGCTTCGATGTCCGCGGCAGAGGGCGTCGCCCCGGCCGCATTTTCGTTTTCGTTCATGGTGCTTTCTCCCCTGAGTTGGATTGGGGCGGCATTCGCCCCGGAAATGGCCTGGCGCAGATCGGACAGAGCCTCCTGGCGGGTCCCCATTCGGTCAGCGAGCCGGGTATTGATGGCGTCGCCGCCGAAGTAAAGCCCGGCTTCGGTCTGGCGGATATCGGATTCCGCAAGGCCTCGGTTCCGGGCAACGGCGCTCACAAGAAGGCCATAGGTGCGCCCGACCTCGGCTTCGATCACGGAGCGGGCTTCGTCGCTGAGCGGCGAGTGCGGGTTGAAATCAGCCTTGCGCGCGCCTGCATAGACCATCGTGTACTTGAAGCCTTCCTTCTCATCGCTGGCGCTCATGTCCAGATGCGTCACAATCACGCCTATACTGCCGAGACCGGAAGTCCGTCCCGCATAGATTTTGTTGGCTGCGGAAGCAAGCAGGTAAGCCGCGCTGAAGGCGTCCGAGTTGGCAACGGCGAAGACCGGTTTGACCGCGCGCGCCGAGTAGATCGTGTCAGCCAGATCGAAGACGCCTGCTACTTCGCCGCCCGGAGAGTCGATATCGAGCAGAATGGCGGAGATCGACGGGTCCGTCGCGGCGTCCTCGACTTCTTCCTGGAGGTCCACATAAGAGCGCAGCCCGGAATAGGCATCGAGGCCATAGGCCTTGTGAACCAGCGTCCCCTCGATCGGGATGACGGCGATCCCATCCGGCGTGACCTCGTACGGCTTTCTCGCCGGGCGGTCTGCGCCCGTCGCAGCAACAGGCGCCGGCACGTTCAGCCCGAAATGCGGCGAGAGAACACCCAGGATCACTTCGAGTTTCTGCGGTGCGATCAGCAGCGGAGTATCAAACACCCGCGTCGCCAGATGCTGCAGAGGCTTCATTGGCAAGTTCCTTTCTCGGATCGGAATCGTAGGCGAGGCCGAGTTCATCGGCGCGAGCGTTGTCGGCCGCAATCTCGGCATCGATCTGCTCGGCGTCGTAGCCCTGCTCGGAAGCGACCTCGGCGCGGCTCTTGAAGCCGGCGCGCACGGCCATGATCTGCGCCTTGATGTCCTTCAGCGGATCGACCCAGGCGAAGCCGGGCGGAATCCACTTCACGTCGTAGTACGGCGCCAGGTCCGAGGCGTGCGGCAGCGCGCCGCTCCCCACTGCGGCCTGAATCCACGCCCGCCAGATGGGGCGGCACATCTGGAAAACGATTACCTGATGCTGAAACTGCTCGCAGCGGCGGCGAAACTCGAGAAGCCCTGCCCGGATCGAGGAGTAGTTCACGCCCGTCAAATCGCCGGTCAACTGCTCATACGTGATCCCCATGCCGGCGGCGATCGAGCGTAGCTGCACCCGCATGAAAGTTTCGTACGAGGCGCCCACGTCGGCGGGAGAGGAGAACTTCACATCCTCTCCGGGCAGCAGCACTTGCATCGTGCCCGGCTCCAGACCCGCGACCGCCGTTCCGGCCGCCTCCGAATCGGCGTCGCCCTCGTTGAGAATCGGGTCCTCGGGCGCGTTCTTGGTGACGAAGCCGGCGAACATGGCTGCCGTTTTCTTCCGAACTACTTCGGCGTCGTCATACTGATCGAGTTCATTTAGCTTGATCAGAACCTGGGTAAGCCAGGGCTGGCCGCGCAACTGGCCGGGCCGCAACGGGCGGAACAAATGCAAAACCGACTCGGCTGGCACGCGCACCAGTTCCGTCGTGGCGAGCGGATTCAGCGTGTCGCCCGGGTGCTCGCGGTACAGGTAATACGCGACTCGCTTCCCGATACCGTTGAACTCGATTCCCGCGCGGACGTAGTTGCCGTTCGGCAGCTTGCGGGTTTCGTTGGTCGGCAGATGCTCGGCTTCAAGCACCTGGAGTTGCAGCGGTACCGACAGCCCGTCCTTCGGCAGCCTGGGCCGGAGCCGGACGATGCACTCCCCGGCTTCCATCACAGCCCGGCAGGCGAGCGCCTGGAGCCCATAGAAGTCCGTAAGAGCCGAAGCGTCCGCTTCGTCGGTCCAGCGCAGCCACAGAGCCTGAATCTGCTCTGCCGCCGCGGAGTGCAAGGACTGCGGCTTGATCCCGGTCCCAATGCAGTTAGCGACGAATGCGTCGAGCGCATTGGTAGCCCATGGATTGCGCCGGACCATGTCGCGCGAACGTGCACGCAGCGTATCGGCGCTGCCGAATACGAGCGTGTTGATGTCGCTGGTCGAAGGCGTCCAGCCGCTCGTCCGCCGCGTTACGGCCGCCGCTTCATACCCAGCCGCAGCCCTGGCGCGAGGGAGGAACGCTCCCTTGAGGCGTTTCCAGAGATTCAATTAGAGGCCTTTGTTCGTTGAGATCCGGATCTGGCGGATGATGGGCGCGCCGTTTTCCCTGGCGAGTTCCACCTCGGCGGCGTGAAGCGCGGCTTGCAGTTCATCGACCGTGCGGTACTCGATCTCGCGGTCGCCAAAGCGCACGCGGCGCGCCCCGTTGGCGAGCGCATCGCGCAAAGCCTGTAAGTGCTGCTCGGTGTAGGGCATCAACGGTCCAAGTAACGGGAACGAACGACTCGGCGCGTCGGTGCGGGCCGGGAAGGCCGGACTACCGCATTCGGCGATGCCGCCGGTTGATCGGCTTTTTCCTGGGTGGCCGCGCCGATCTGTTCTTCAAGGCTCTTCCAGTGGCGCTCGTTGAAACGGTCCATTCCGACTCGGGCGGCCGCCGCACGCGCGTATACCCGGCAATCGAGCGCCTCATTGCGCTCGCGCATTTTCTGCCATCCCATGCGCCGGTAGCCTTTGACGAGTTTCGTCACGAGCTGTTCGGCAGTCAGCTGCTTGAAGTACTCCTCGCCGTAACGCGGGAAATGGCAAAAGCCAGGCGGGAAGGGAATACCCCCTTCGAGATCCTCGTCCGTGGGCCGGTCAAGACGCAGCCAGCGGTACAGCTCCTCCTTGGCCATGCCGGAGTTCACCGGCCACACTCTCACGCCGCGCTTAAGCTTCCCGCCAAGCGGGCCGACCTCAATCGGGGACGGAGCCGACAGGATCGCCGCCGCCCGCGCATCGCCCTTGATGACCAGCACGCGGTGCCCCTGCTTCCGCGCCCACTGGTACACCTCCGTGGTGGCATATCCGGAGTCCACCGCCATCTGGAGAATCGGCATATCCACGCCGGTTTCAGAGGGATATGTCTCGTTTACCAGCGCGGTCAGTTTCTGCCAGACTTGCGGGCGCGAAGTATCGCCTTCGAACACGCGGTAATCGACCGACCACGATTCCTTGCCGCGGCCGTACGCCACCACCTCGACCTCAATGCGGTCCTTCTGCACGTCCGCTCCAGCGACTAGAAACAAGGCGCCGCGACGTGCGATGCCGGTCTTGTACGGCTCCCGGCGGTCGTACAACTTCTTCCAATCCGGAGCCTCGCCCAGCAGAGTCCACGTGTCGCCGAGCACCGTGTTCACGAAGACCTGGAGGAGCGACGGGTTCTTCTGCGCCTGCTCGAACTGCTTCGCCGCCTCGCCCCAGGAGAACCAGCCAACAGGACTGTACAGGCTGGACAGATGGAAACCCGCCGTCTTGCCGTCTCCCTTGGCGGTCGCGCGCCACTGGCCGCGCGGCAGCATCCACTGCTTCTGGTGGTTCTGGATCTGCTGGCCGCAATGCTCGCAGACGTACGCCGCCTTCTCCGGTTCGCCCTTGGGCCACCGGAGTTGCGGGAATTTCAAGACCTGGAACTCCCGGCAGACCGGGCACGGCACGCAGAACAGCCGCTTGTCGCTCTCTTCGAACGCCGCCTCGATCCGCGACATGCCGGTGATCTTGGGCGTAGAGACCAAGAACACCT